AGGCCGGAAAGTTTATACCCTTCGGCTATTCGTGTCATTGCGGGTCTATTTCGTGTCAATTCAAGGGCTTAGACGTGCTTGCCGGGTCGATTACGGTTCGATCTGGGTCAGTGTTTTCGACACTTTTTCGACACTAAAGGCAGTGCTCGGCTACTTTCGCTACGGTTCTCGCTGTCTGCTCTTGCTGTGACCAAAACTGGCATTGCTTGCTTAGCAGCTTCTGTTCTGCTGCCTTTTCGCTCTCTGCTTTCCTCCGCTCTTCTGCCCTTGCTTCTGACTGCTCCTTTGCCTGTTCCTTTATGCGGCGCTCTGTCTCTGCTGCTCTCTTTATTGAGCTGTCGCCGTATTCCTTGAATATATCTTCGATGCGCTCGCTTGGTGTCTTGATCTCAAGTGCTATTGCGTTCTGTAGTCCTGCTAGCGCCAAGACTAAAACCAGCATGTACTTCATGGGGTTGCACTCCTTTGCCTAAACCAGCGTTCGGCTGCTTTCTTTGTTAATTCGATCCCGTGCTTTGACTGGGCAAGTTTGAAAGTGCTTCGTCATATTCGGGGCTCGTTTGACCTGCTTCAGGTGCGATAAGGCCGCTTGTTAGCCAAAGAGCGTAGCGCGGGTGCATTTTTACAAGCGCTTCAATCTCTTGGGTGCTGATTCGGGTTCGCTTGTCATAGCGAACTGTTTTCCATCGTGTGCTTCCGATATCCGTTTTCCGGACAAGCTCGTCCATCCCCGTCTTATCGACAAGCGTTCTAACGCGGTCGTCTATTGATTCCATAATGTTCTAGTAATATACGGTTGTAATGTACAAAAGGCACGACACCTGCTGTATATTACAGGTGTAGATTACAGACGGCTAAATGGGTGCGGGTTGCATAACCGTGGCCAGGATCAAGCCGCCAATGACCCTAAATAGTGCCGGAATGACCCAGACAATGGAAACGGAAAACCTAGATCAAACCCAAGCGGCGCCCCTGGCTGACGTCGAACTGCCTGAAGTCTGGGCCGCACGTAACGGCGTAACGCCTGATATGGCCCGCAATTGGGTCAAAAAGGCCGTTCTCCCGTCGGTCAAGGTCGGCAAGCGTCGCATGGTCAATTGCGTGCTGTGGCGTCAGCACCTTGCGGAAATGGAGTGGGTATCGTGAGCGAACAACTGAAAACCTTCCTGTCCGGTCTGCTTTATGGCTTGGTCGAGCTTCGCAAATTCGGTCATAACGGTGGTCATCGTATTACGCATGCACTGGGTCAGATAATCGCTGCTGAGCGCCTTGGTGTTTTGACCTATGACCAAGCCAAGCGCTTTCGTGACCTTCTTATTAGCGCTGGACAGTACGCCTCGCGCCCTTTCCCGTGCGACGAAAATTCAGGGCCCTGCATGCCTACCGAAGTTTGGTGGGATCGCCACAAGGCCGCGCTTGCTGCCAAAGCCCGCCTAGCAAAGCCCCAAGCGCAGGACTCGGCCAATGAAAAGCCTGAGCCAGTACCTGCGCCAACCTCACGCCCTGAACTGCGACTGCTCTGTCTGCTGGACGAAACGTCAAGTGCCGAAAGTGCGAAGCCTGTGGCAACTATGCAACCACTGCCACCCCGGCCACATATCAACGGTCAATGGCCGTCTGCATGTCGTGCCCCCCTCGTACTGCGCGACGCACAAGCCCGGCGCCCGTCCCGCGAAGTATTGGCACGTTGTGTACGACAGCGGCAAGCCAACGCCTTTCGTCCCGTTGCGCGAACCATTTGAGCAAGGTGAATTGCTATGACCATCCCAGCCCGTAAAGACATTAGCGAGATTGAAGACAAGGAGCGCCGTTTTCATGTTCTGGCGCCCGCCTCTGTCGTCGTTGCGCTCCAAGTCGAAGCGGGCAAACGCTGTACAGATGCATGGCGCCTGGGTGGTGCTGTGATCCAAAGCTGGTTGGAGGCTGGTTGCCCTGACCAAATCGAACGCCGTCATGAGGCCGGGCAATGATCGTCCTGGCCGCAGTGTTGCTTCTGGCGAAGCGCGCCACGGGCCTGCGGCTTGCCCATTGGCAGGCCCGTGGCGCGCTCGCCCCGCTGCGGCCGGGGCTGTGCTTTTTCGCCCTCGCTAACGCCGCCGATGTTGAACAGGTCAAGGGCCGCGCACCCGGCTCGTCGGAACGCGCTTCATCGTTCCGGCGAACGGATGCACGGGCGAAGCGCACCCTTGAACGCCCGCCCGACGAAACAAGCCTTGGCTGGGGAGTTGGGGCAGCTTTTCCGCCCCAGCTCCCGAGCCCTCGGCGGCAAGAGCGGGATTACAAGGGCAGAGCCCTTGGTGTTGCAAGAGGGATCGTTACCCGAAGGGCCAAGACAAACACGCTTCACCGTTTGGCTTGGTGAGCGTAGCGAGTAGAGCCCGGCCCGAAGGGCTTGCCCGATAAGTTTTAAAAGTAAGACTGAAGTAAACAAGTCTGCGAAAGCGAACAAGGCCAATTAAGGGCTATGAGCCTCTGCACGCCGGAAAACGCAACAGCAGACAACTAACGCGCAACTAAGCGCACAACTGTAAGAGGAAATAAACATGTCTTTCGCTATCCCTGCTGCAACTTCGATTACTTCCCTGTTCGTCACCAAAACGGACTACTACACCAAAAAAGATACCGGCGAAGTTATGGCGACTGTTCAAGCCCTGTCGCCTATCCCTGCCGGTGCCCAAGGTAACGCTAAGGGCTATGAGGTGACTGAATACCGCGCTGACGCCTCGGTTCTCGATCAGGTCGATCTGACCCAAGGCCCGGTATCGGTCAAGTTCGAAAGCCAGATTCGCCCCGTCACTGACCGCTTTGGCCGCACCACCAATACCCAAGTGCTGACCAAAGTCATCGCTGACCATCAGCAGCGCCAAGCCGCTCAGCAGCAAGGCAAGTCTGCTGCTGAAGCGCCCAAGCCCTAACGTGAGGTCGCCGCCATGCTTCGCTACCTCTCGATGTTCGCCGTGGGCCTCGCTACTGGCTACGTGTGGGCTTTCGCTGACTTCGCCCTGGCGGCTGCCCTATGAGTTCGGGCGTCCTCCGCTGTGACGGTGTTGTGACCGTGGCCGGGGATGGCGCCCCCCTGTGTTCTGGCGTCTGGACTCTGGTCCCGGTGCCTGAACCCTTCAGCGTTGAACAGCTCGACCCCGCCATGCTGGCGGCTGCGTTCACCGCTGGATTCGTACTGCTCGGCACGTGCTGGCTCGCTGGCAAGTTGTGCCGAGTACTTCTCTCGATGATCAACTGAGGTAATTCAAATGGACGCAATCGTCTCTGCTGTATCTGTAACTGACGTGGTGACCGGCATCGGTGGTATCGCCGCTGTTATCGCCCTCGCCCTGGTCGCCCGTATGGGTGCTCGCAAGCTGCTCGGCATGATCCGCTAAGTTCACGCCCCGCAATGCATAACGGGGCCTTTTGGCCCCGTTTTTATTGGAGTAGCAAATAATGGAACAACTTTATTATCTGGCGCTCTTTGTAATGGGCGGTATGTCTGCTTATTTGGCTTTTGCGGGGTGAGTCATGTTCTCTTGTTTAATTCGCTTCTTTTTGTTTTTTGCCTTTTCGCTGGTTTCTTTTAGCTCTTATTCTTCGCAGCCATACGTTTGGACTATTTCATATGAGGGTCTAGCCTCTGGCTCTAGTCCCTCGCAGGCTTGTTCTATCTGGGCAAATAACTGGTATAACCCAAATTGGAAAGCTTCACTTTCTAAGGTTGTTAAGTCTAGCGACACGCGTTTTCTTTGCTATTACGATCAAATAAATAAATCAAACGGTACAGTTCGCCCAGATTCTATTGTTGTTAACGTTGATAGAAGCGGCACCGGATGTGCTAACCCAGATGATGTTTATAACTCTGATACTGGAGAATGTTCCGGCCCCCTTTTGCCTAATGGCGAAGTCTGCGGCCCAAAAAATGAGCACACCGGATTGCCTAAGATCAAAAACAGCGCTGGCGAGTGTGTAGATTTCCATTTATCTGATAAGCCGTCTCAATGTAAGTTCGCACAATCAAGGGTGCGCGAAGTTAAAACGGTAGTTCAATTCGATAGTAACGGCGTGCCTAGTGGCCCGCCTAGCGTTGATGTCCAGGGTTGTGTGGCTGTTCCTGTTGGCCCGAACCCTTATAAGAACTGCAAGCAATCTGCTCCCCGCAAGGCTTGTTTCAACGGCGTTTGTGTCGAGATGCAATCAACCGCTGCTGAGTGTAGTGTTGTTGCACAATTCACCGGCGAAGCCGGAGACGGTGAATTTGGCTTTACCGGTAACCCTGCTGATGGTGCTGTTCCATGCGATCCAGATACCGATTGCACGCCTGCTACCCCGCCCGTTGAAACTGATCGGCAGCCTTGTAACTACCACCATGATTCGCCGGAAAGGCAATCGTGCGTATCTTTCGACTATAAGGGCGTCCCCGGCGAAAGTTCTCAATGTGGCCAGGTCAATGGCGTTATGCAGTGTATCGCTAAGAGGCCTGCAAGTTCTAATGGCACTCAGATAGATACAACGGTCGAAACAAAGTCCAATCCTGACGGCACCACGACTACTACAAAAACGGATATTCGAACCGATGTAATTTGCTCCGGCCCGAATGCCTGCCAGTCTGTCACTACCAAAACCACTAACGTCACTATAAAAGACGGCAACGGAAACACTACATCATCAGATACCAAGTGCGAAGGCGCTAAATGTGCGTCAGGTATTGGCAAGGGGGACGGCACCGGCACCGGTGAAGGTGACTGCATCGTCAATTGCGACGATGAAAACGGCCAAGTATCCGCGCCAGAACTAGGCGAAGTTGCAACGTATGCCGAGTCAATCCAAGCGTTCCAGGCTGCTATAGAAGGCTCTCCGATTATGAGCGCTGTTTCTTCTATCGCTGTAACTGGCTCGGGTTCTTGCAATATGGGCAGCACTAATACCGCAATTGGTACTATTTCGCTGGATTATATATGCACTAACTCTAACTGGCTCGATAGCCTGTATTTTGTTTTTCTGGCGGTTTGGGCTCTAGCTGCTGTCCGTGTACTACTTAGCGCATAGGTGACTTATGGCTGATATCATCGATACCGTTTTGCAATGGATAAAAGACTTTTTCACTTGGCTCTTTCAGTATATATGGGCTCAGATTCTGGAGGCTCTCGCGGCTGTAATAAATGCTATTCCGGTTCCTGATTTTGTCTATCAGGCTCAATCGGCTTTTTCGTCGCTCTCTGGCAACGTCCTTTTCTTTGCTCAGAAATTCGCATTCGGTGAGGGTGTCGCAATGATTCTTGCGGCATATGCAATCCGCTTCCTTATCCGTCGAATCCCACTAATCGGGTGATATATGGCAATCGAGGCATATGTGGGCCTTCCTGGTCACGGCAAAAGCTATGGAGTCGTTGAGCATGTCATCATTCCATCGATTAAAGAGGGCCGGCACGTTGTTACTAATATTCCGCTAGAACGTGAGGAACTTCTGGCCGACTTCGGCACAACTGGCAGTGATATAACCCAGCTTCCTGAGGATTGGTATGAGCGGGATGATATGGCCGAGTTCATACCTGCCGGTTCTGTTGCTGTTCTCGATGAGCTTTGGCGTCGCTGGCCTGCTGGTTTAAAGGCCAATCAAGCCCAGCTAGCTGATAAAAGTCTTTTGGCTGAGCATCGTCACCGTGTAGACGAAAAAGGCCGCTCGATGCGTATTGTCCTTGTGACCCAGGACCTTTCGCAGCTTGCCGCCTGGGTTCGTATCCTCGTCGAGCAAACTTACAAGATGACCAAGTTAACGGCCATCGGTTCAACTAAAAAGTTTCGCGTCGATATCTACATGGGCGCGCCCACTGGCAATAGCATTCCTAAAAGCAAGCTTATTCGTCAGACATACGGCCAATACAAAAAAGAGATATACCGTTACTACAGCAGCGCAACTCAGTCCGCAACTGGCAGTGTGGGGGATGAATCTAAGGCTGATAAGCGCGGAACGATCTGGCGCTCCCCGGTGATTATTTTCTCAATCGTCGGCCCTCTGACTTTGGGGCCGCTTCTTGTCTGGTGGCTCTACGGCTACTTTATGAGCGGTTTTGGCATGATCGAAAGTGCCGAAGTTGAGCATGACGAAGTTTTACCTGCTGAATCTCTCACCCTGGTTAATCCACCGCCCACCTCCCCGGTTTCGCCGGTCTTATCATCGCCCTCTGCACCTATAGCTGCGCTGCCGCCTTCTAAGCCTTCTAATTCTTCAGTGTGGCGGGTTGCCGGCTATATATCGCGCGGGCAGGGTAGCGGCACTGTTCGTTCTTCATGGCCGTCAATTACTGGATACGGCTCGATACAGGCTGATCCGTCGCCCTCTGATCCGCTCCCTGATCTCGTCGTTCTGCAATCCGATATCTACGGCCTGCGCTACGAACTAGCCAGCGACTGTCAGCTACTGCCTGACCGTAAAAGCTATAGCTGCCAAATAGATGGGGCCATCGTCACGCCCTGGACGGGTCGTGGTGACTCTACCCAGTGGGCAAGTGATCCCGTGCGTTTGGCTGGCCGTACCGCTTCTGTAGCGAGCGGCGCGACCGAAAGAAGCGGTACGGCCAGCCCTAACGCCAATCCTCAGCCACCTGCTGAGCGCCTGTGACGTCCCTGTAGCACGTCAATAAAAGAACAGTGAAAACGGTCAATAACGGGTCAATAAGGTTTTTTCATGTCTAAGGCAAAAGATCAAATTCGGGTTTTTTTCGGTGCTGACGGTCAAGTTGAAGAAAGCCCCAAGGGTCGCCACTTCTTTGACCAGCACCTTGCCAGGTTCACCGACCTGTCAGGCGTTCGCCTGCTCCGCTGCGGTGTCGATACCGTCCGCCAGCTCTACGCGGGTCTGCTGCGTCCTGACTTCCTGTCGCTGTTCGGTGACAAGCCCGCAATGGTCGATTTCGCGGGCTACCGGTTCCACGCGTCACGCGTTGGTCGTGATTCGGGGTATCAATTCAAGCTTCAGAATGCCGACCTCGGTCTGATCCTGCTGATCAAGAATTTCAACGTCAAAATTGACGTTATCGGCCCTCACCTAAAAATCGAAGTGTCACCACATGCTATCGATGCCCATGAACCTGACCGGCTCCAAGCCGTCATGGATCGTCTAGCCAATGAATGCATGACAGCCGTGGAGCCTAAGCAGTGCGCTGTCCATCTTGCGCTTGATTTTCAGGGCTGGACGCCTCCAGACGACATAACCGCCCGTCTCCATTGCAAAGCCACTGCCCAGCGCCGTTTTGACGGCATCAACAGCTTCGAATGGGCCGATAAGTCGGCTACCTATGGTCGCGGTCAGTCCTACATGTTCGGCTCTGCTGGTGCCTGCCAGCTCGGCATCTACAACAAAACGCTTCAGGCAAAGTCCATCGATAAACTCGACTGGTGGCAAACGGTATGGCGTCGCGGTGACAATCCGTTTGATGCCGACGATGCTGGTAACTATGATCCTGAACAGCCGGTCTGGCGCTGCGAGCTGCGCTACCATCACTCGGTCATTAACCAGTTCGCTGCCGGTAGCTGCTCGATGGAATCCGGCCAGTTCATTGAGACTCGTACTTTCGCTGAGTTCGCCCCTCACCTTGACGGGCTTTGGCGCTACGGCCTAATCAATTTTCGCCTGCTGGCTCGCCCTGGGCTGCTCGATGCATTCTGGCAACTAATCCGCGACGATGTGCGTGTCGAAACGGGTGTCACCTCCCTGGTCGACAAGACCGAGTACAAGCGTAAGTACAAGACCGCTGCCGGTTTCAGCGGCAAAAATATCGACCTTATGATCGGTAACGCTATTTCGCTCGCTGCGCGGCAAGGTCTGGACGCAAAAAAGACCTATAAGGCTCTAAAGAGCCTGCCATTTTGGCCGCTTGTGCGTATCTACTACCGCGAAAAGGGCATGACCCCGCAAGATATCCGCGCCATGGTTGGCGAACGCCTGGAAGAACGCATAGTTCGGTGGGGGCGTGCTGTCTAATGGCTATCGAACAACTGCCCGATGGCCGCTGGAAGGTCGATGTTGAACCAATCAAGGGCAAGCGTTTCCGCAAGACCCTAAAGACCAAAGCTGAGGCTCAGCGCTTTGAGGCTAAGTGCCGAACTGAGTGCATTCAGCCACGCGACTGGAACCCAAAGCCCAAGGACAATCGTCGTCTGAGTGAGGTCGTTCAGCGCTGGTATGAATTGCACGGCCACGCAATAACAAGCGGTCGGCGTCGTACCAACGTCCTTAAGCTCATGGCCAAGCGCCTGGGTGATCCCATTGCACGCAAGCTCAATGGCTCGACCATCGTGGATTTGCGCCGTAATGAGCTTGAAGCAGGCGCTAAGCCTAAGTCGATCAATAACCGCTTGTCTTACCTCAAGACGGTTTTCAATGAGCTGTATCGCCTGGGTGATACCGACTACCCGAATCCGCTGGCCAAGCTCAAGCCGCTCAAGTTTCAGGAGACCCAGCTAACCTATCTGACTGTTAAGCAAATTAAGCAACTGCTCGATGCTTTGGACGGTAGCCGCTCCAATAGCGTCCGCCTTGTTGCTGAGCTATGTCTTGCCACGGGTGCCAGATGGTCAGAGGCTGAAGGTCTTCGGCCTGAACTTGTCAGGAACGACACCGTGACATTCGTGAACACAAAGTCGAAGCGCGTTCGCACTGTTCCTATCACCCCTGACTTGGCTAAACGGCTGGCCGCTCATTTCGAGGCCAACTCACGTTTCACCAGTTGCCTGCGGGCCTTTAGGGTTGCGCTCAAGGGCAGTGGCATCAAGCTGCCAAGGGGGCAGGCAAGCCACGTATTGCGCCACACGTTCGCCAGTCATTTCGTCATGAACGGCGGTGGCATCTTGGCTCTCAAAGAGATTCTTGGGCATTCATCCCTGGCGATGACAATGCGCTATGCGCACCTTTCACCCTCTCACCTGCGCGATGCGGTGCGCTTCAATCCTTTGGATGGTTTCGACACTTCTTCGACACCGCGCAAAAAGAGTCGAAAGAAAACCCTTAAAAATCAATCATTTGAAGGCGATTCGCCGTAA